AGTTGCATATGCAGTGCTGTTTGTGGTAGCAGCGGTGCCAAGACCCAGAGTGGTACGAGCAGCAGATGCAGAAGTATCATCAATCAGAGTTGCACCGAATGCACTGATTGTAGGTGTGCCAGACAGGTCACTGTATGCACCAGAGGTAGCAACAGCAGCGAGAGTTGGAGCGGTGTAGGAGATAACACCAGTCTGGTTATTGTATGAGAGGGAACCAGTTGCAGAGATGGATTCTCTGGAACGAGTCTGAGTGAAGTACAGATTTGTTGTACCCTCTGCGAGAGCATCTGTATTGTGGTTACTGATATCACCAACTTGTGATTCATTGTATGTAACAGTACCAGTAATGTTCAAGTTACCTTGAACTTCAAAGTTTGTACTACAAGTGAAGTTGGACACTTGCAAAGTGTTTGTGCTCGGGTTGTATCTGAGGTTGTCGGAGTCTGTACGAATTTCCGTATACCCAGAAGTTGCAGAAACAAACGTCGGATAATATGTGAGGTTTGATGTGGTGGTATTCAGCACACCAACCAAATCCGAATTATCTGCTGTACCAGTGAGGTTGCCAGTGACGTTACCAGTGATCTGTCCAGTTACGCCAAGGGTTCCACCAATTGTTGCACCACCAGTGACAGCTAAAGTACCACTGGTGCTGAAGTTGCCGCTAGCAGCAAGAATTGTTGCCTTAACACCAGCAGAACCACCAACCATAAAGTTACCACCAACATTCAGTCTCTTAACAATGGATGCGCCACCGTTAACGAAGAGAGATGCTGAAGTGTTATTATATCCAGTGGAATCGCTTGCATTCATCAAACGAGTCAGACCACTGTTACTGAAGTAAGCACCAGAGTTGCTCAGCGAAACGGTGTTAGCACCATTAAAGGTGACTGCACCAGATGCTGTCAGAGTACCAACGGTTGATGATCCAGATACGTTTAACGTACCAGCAATCACAGTATTACCAGTTGTGGATGCAACAGTAAACTTATCAGTGTTGATAGCAAGGTTACCACCAAGAGTCAGAGACGAAGCAAATGTTGCTGAAGAACTAAGACTCAATGATGATAGTGATGATGCACCAGTTACACCGAGAGTACCAGTAATTGCAGTGTCTCCAGTAGGACCATCTACCGTAAACTTACCAGCGCCAACGTCAAGGTCATCACCAATGTATGCTTTCTTAGTTACTGCCAGACCGCCTGCGCTGAATACCGAAACGTTGTTGCTGGTTGCACTAACTGCATCAGAAGTGTTATTGAATCTAACCTTACCAGTGTATGTCTGAGTACCTGCATAGTTGATGTCACCATCATAGATGGCATCACCATAAACTTTCAGGTTACCACCAACAACCCAGTTGCCACCAACAGAACCACCACCAGTGACTCTCAGAGCACCATCTCCACTGTATGATCCAGTTGTAGATGCTTGCGATGCATTTGTGATTGATGTTACACCAGTTACACCCAAAGTGCTGCTAAGTGTGGTAGCATTAGTTACACCCAGAGTACCACCAACAGTAGTATTGCTAGTTACTGCGAGTGTGCTGTTCAGAGTTGTTGCTGCAGAAACACCGAGAGTACCAGTAATTGAAGTATTACCAGTAACATTAAGTGTCGATGAAAGCGTTGTTGCTGCAGCAACAGAAAGTGTGCCAGCAACAGCAGTATTACCAGTTGCAGATGCAACTGTAAACTTATTTGTATTTACTTTGAAATCGTTGGAAACATCCAATGTCGATGACATTGTTGTTGCGCCAGTAATTGCTGCAGTGCCGCCAACAAAAAGATTAGTACCAACGTAGAGTTGTAGACCAATACCAGCACCGCCACCGACAATTAAACTGCCAGTAGATGATGAAGATGAATTGGTGGTATCGAACAATTTGATGGAACCAGCATCAATGCCAGAACGAGTGCCACTGAATACTTCAGATGCATTTGTTGCAGCGTTGAAGAGTGCGAATCTACCAGCAGATTCATCCCAACCAAAGAAACCAAGACGTGCGGCACCGCCACTGTAGTAACGGAACTCAATACCACGATCCTTAGCATCGTTAGTTGTGGGTGCGGTATCACCACCCAAAGTCAGGATGGGATCATCAATAGTCATTACCGTCGAATTCACGGTGGTTGTAGTCCCGTGAACAGTTAGGTTACCATCAACAATTGCATTACCACCAACGGTGAGATTCTGACCTGCAGCAAGTGTTACGTTAGCATTGAATGTTGATGTTGCATCAACAACCAGAGTATCGGAAGAAGCATTACCAATTTCTGTGTTGCCATTGACGTATAGGTTTCTATCTAGAGTTGTATCACCATATACTGTCAGTGTACCAGCAGATGCAGTACCAAAACCAGAGCGACCGATGATTGTGTTACCAGTTGTTCCCTGAACGTGGAAGTCATACGGATCAGTTCCACTGGTCTTTCTACCAATGTAAAGATTATCGCCAATGTGCAGATCTGTTGCAACACCAGCACCACCATACACTCTCAAGTTTGAATTATCGTCTTGAGCATATGAGGGAGTGTAAGCGATGGAACTACCAGCACGAAGTTTGTATCGTACTCTCAGGTAGTTCTGTGTGCTAAATGTCTCAGTTGCTGTACCTTGGTCTCTCTGATTGAGTGCGCCATTGATATATACATCACTATTGAAGAGAGTATTACCTTCAACATAACCACCACCAGCATATCTAAATGCGCCATAATCTGAACTTACAATGATGAAGTAGTTGTTTGCATCAGTAGAGATTGTTGGTTCATCTACATTTTCAAAGTAGGTGAGACCAGCAACATTCAGAGTACCTTCAATATCGGTATTGCCATTTGTGCTGCTAACAACAAACTTATCACTTGCACCATTGGTAAGTTTGAAGATTTTACCAGTAGTGTCAATTGTGAGGTTATTGTGGAGAACCGTATTTCCATCAACATCCAGAGTGCTATTGAGTGTAGTAGCACCATCTACATCAAGGGTAGAATCGAGAGAAGTTCCACCAACAACATTCAATGTACCTTGGGATACAGTATTACCAGTATTACTTGCTACACTAAACTTAGTCTGGAGGGAACCATTCTTAATTAACAGATTCTGTCCAGCACCATCAATAACGATGCTACCATTCGTTTGAATAACTTTATTGTTGAACTGATACAAATCACCCCAGATTGAGGTGTTGCCATTTGCACTATCAATGTAGAATACATTTGTAGTTCCATTATTGATACGGAACCACTGAGTTGCTGCAGTCAGATTAAAGCTACTTGCCAGGTCCATACGACCAGCAAAGTTTGATGTACCGCCAACCCAGAGGTTTTGACTAATTCCAGTACCGCCAGTAACAACCAGAGTACCTGAAGTTGTAGAAGTAGAACCAGTATTGGTTGTTAATCTGAGGTTACCTGCAATCAACGGAGCATCTGTACCGCTGAAAACTTCGTTGGTATTTGCTGCGTTATAGAGGAAACGATAACCACCAGTACCAGACCAGATATTACTATCGGCATAGTCTTCATCCCAACCAAAGAATCCAAGACGTGCCTGAGTATCATAATAACGAATCTCAACACCACGGTCCTTATTGTCATCAACGGTAGGAGCAGTGTCTCCTCCCAAAGTGATGATCGGATCATCGACGGTAATTGTTGTTGAGTTTACTGTTGTAGTTACGCCATCAACTTGGAGGTTACCACGAATTTGAACCAATCCTGTTGCAGCATCATCGTCACCAGGATCAAGCACCATTGTGGCATTGCTTGTACCAAGAACATTTTCTTGGAAGTAAAAGTCTTCTACCTGAACTTTTGCATTGACATCTGTTGAGGTGATGACGATACCATTGTCAGCAGTGATATTGAGGGTGGCAGTACCAGCACCAGCGTTGGTACTAACAATGTCAAAAGTTCTATCTGTGGCTGAATTGACGTTATGGAAAATCTTGAGTGATCCAGCAGTGCGCTCAATAGTTTGGAGAGGACTTGTGCCAGGACGATCCAGCACGATATTGGCACCACTGATGTGAGTATCAACGTTAATATCAACCCCACCACTGCCAGAGTTATCAACGTTATTAGCAGTAAATAGAAGGTTCCCAGAAGTATCATTGACATAAATGTAATTCAGATAATCAAAACCGTTGTGGGCATTTGCGGCTGTGAGTTCATTATCAAGTTCAAATTCCTGAGCAGTATTTCTGTCAGTGAAGATAATTCTGTTATTTTGGAGTTGACGATTATCAACACCTGCTGCAGCAATGGTAACGTGACCATTTGAGTCAACATCAAAGTCTTCTTGTGCAAATGATGCAAGACCTTTCTGTTCGGTGAGTGCAGCACCCAGATATCTCCAACTGCCAGTGTCACTGGAATCCGTATGCGAAGGAGCACCCAGACCAGCAGAAATATCTAGCAGTGCCTGATATACACCAGTGCCAGTTTCAATGATATCGTATCTGCTGTAGGTTGCACCTGCACTATATGCTGCATACTTAGAACCTTCAGTTGCTGTTGCGATAGGTATCGTAAGAGCATATGTCAGACGACCATATCTGTCAACGGTAAATTTGGTTGCATTGACAGTTTGAGAACCTGTACCCGATGAGGTCAGGGACTCTACGTTATATGAACCGACAACAACTGCCGTGTCAGCAAGGTCGATAAACGGGTTGGCATTAACACCGTCAGCGTTTGTGAAGATGATGCGACCAGCACCACCAGTAAGGGTTCTTGTGAGGATGCTTCCCTGAGAGGATCTTGACAGAAGACCCAGTGTTGTCAGAGTGGCAAGACTTGTCAGATCACTATCTAAGGGTTGCGCATCAGTAATACCATAGTCCGACAGGGTTGATGCAAGTTGAGCGCCAATGACTCTACCTCTAGAGTCTACTTGTACGAGAGAATATGTGCCAGTAGCTTCTAGATCATTCGGATTATAATGTGGAAGTGATGGAATAACTTCCAGGTTTGTTGCGAGGTTGAGGTTTGCAGAACCATCAAAAGAACCAGATGCAGTAATAGAACCAGTTAATTGAATCTGACGTGCGTTTGCCAGACGGGTTGCAGTAGAAGCGTTACCAATCAATGTGGCACTAATTGCACCCGCTTCAAAGTTACCGTCAGCGTCACGCTTAACTAGAGTGTTAGCAGCGTTGGTTTCGGTCTCAAGTGGTCGCTCATACCTGAGAGAGTTCCACGGAGTAACACCGTCACCGATCTTAATACGCGACGTATCGATTTCGATTCCGAGTTCGCCTTGTGCCAGAATTGGGTTGATGTTCGCCCACTGCTGAGCACCATCACGTCTTAATTGGATTCTATTTGCCATTTTTATACTTTAATCCGTGCGGACGGTTAGTAGCCTCTCTGATATTTATAAGCATTAAAAAGGGACCTCAGCGGTCCCTGTAAGTTATTCAGTTACTTCATCTACAATCGTATTTGTTGCAAGATACTCTAGAGTTTCAATTGCCCCCTGTAGTTTCAGCATTTGAGTCTCATTGTCTCTTACTTTTGCTGCAAGTTGCTGATTTTCATCTCGCAGTGCAGTAAATCTTTTTTTAAAGTCATCAAGAAGTTCTTCTTCCGTCATCACTTCAGTTTCAGTTGCACTCATTGTTGTTTCTCCAATAACAGTTTCAAAAGAGATTTGATCTCAGACATTTCAGATTTTAGCATATTAACGTCATATTGCAATGAGTCAACTGCTTCACCCTGTGCCTTACGATTCGATTTTGCCGTTCCAGTTGGAAGGTTGTTAATATTTAGTATTGCCTTAGATGAGGGATCCCGAACCAAGTCGGGGTGTCCCTCAACAGGAGCGTATTTTTTTCTCATTACAAGTCACTCAAAGCAATTACACGAAGGTTTTTAATTAGCGGGACATATGCCTGGTTGGAAGATGTCATAATAATCTTGATTTGTGCCGAAGTGTAATCGGTAGTTTCCAAGGTATATTCAAAATCTCTATACAGAAGATCTTCAGTTTTCTGAATGCTCTTATCTTCCAGACCATTCCCGTTAAAGTATGTATAACCAATCTCATCGAACGAAAGTGACGTGCCAACAGGATTGAGTTTGTACATAACACGAATCTCTGTTTGTGGATGTCTCCAGGCTTCAAAACGAACCTTAAGGGTATTTGCTGCGTTGAGGAGGTTAATTACCTTTGTGATGTAAACTGCGCTGTTGAGATCGCCAGCATTCTTTTCCGCATCATTTACGCCAATAGAGAGGTTATTGACTCTATTAGTGGTTGTGATCAATGAGCAGCGATCGGTATCAATGACAGGAGAGACATTTTGGTTCTCTGTGGTCATCAGCAACTGAAGGTTCAGAGACTTAGAACCAGAGAGTTTTGCTGACTCATTAACTACCGATGCGACCAGTTTTGGTTCATCAAAGTAATTATCTTCGTTAGCAATCAGATCATAGTATACACCGTCATTGATAAAGGATGCTTGTTCAACGTTGTTGCCATCCTGAATTGATGTTCCACTAACAGCATTGACTCTTGTGGCAATATCTGTCTCGGGATACACAGTCATTTGAATTTGAGGATATACTTGCTCAAATTGAATGTTCTGAGTTGCAGTTGCGTTGTAACCACCACTTGTAATACCAGAAGTGGAAACAGAATCAACGGCGATCTTATAACTATCGATAGTTGGTGAACCAATTGCAGTATGCAATTTATTGATCTCTGTCAAAGGAATGCCGTCGAGATTGTAGCATTCAACAATACTGTTAGGTGAGTGTGCCAAAGCCGCAGTTCCTGCTTGACCACGAGATCCTGCGGGAAGGGTAATAATCTTACCATCAGATGTAATTGCATTATACTCAATGATTTCAAAATGCTGCTCGGGAATCTCGGGATCTCTGATAACAATATAACCAGAGTTTGAGGAACTAATAACTTCGCCATTAATAATTGTGTGGAATGCTGCAGCGTCATTAACGTGCAGTGAGAAGGATGTTCCAACACCGTCTGTGGCTGTGATGCCGTTGGTGTGATACGCCGAGTCAATAATCGTTGGCGAAACTTCTGAAATAACTCCGCTGATACGCACATTGTTACCAATGTCGTGCATACAATGGTTTGCGTGTAGAACTGTTACTTCAGTTGCATTGTTGAAGTATGAGATTGGTGCTGAAGGATAATCATTAATATCGTCTCCAGTGAGAGAAACTCCACTTGTTCCAATAGTACCAGATGCTACAGTTACGGAATTGACAACCTGTGTAATTGGATCGCCATCCGAGAATGTGCCAGTAACTGATTTAACTTCAAGTGCACCAGTACCAGATGTCCAAGAAGTTACGACTGCTGATGCACCAGTGCCATTAGTGACTGACTCTCCAACTTGGAAGGTTCCAGAAACACCAGTCAAAGTAATCGTTGCCAGAGATCTTGAAGATACGATTCTATAAATGTAGGTATTACCAGATTGAACGCCTTGACGGAAAGATCCGACAAGATCATCTACAATCAGGTATGCATTTGATGATCCTGGTACACCCTGAACAATTTCACGAACGACAGCGGAAGGAGCAGGAGAAACATCAGTTTGAGTGAGTTCTGCGCCGATAGTATAGTTCGCTGTGGAATCTGAAAGTACAATCTTAACTTGTGGTTTGGTAGTGATAATCGGATTATTTCTCAACTGAGAAATACCACCATTACCAAGTGCAAGATCAGCATTATTGAACCAAGCAGTTCCTGTTGTATTTGGAGTAAATTCTGCCTTATACAGAACGAACTTGAGGTCTTCATACTGGTCAGCAGTCCAGGTAGATGCGTTCTGTGACTTGAACAGAACACCAGCATAAGGTTGCTCCGAGATGGTTCTATCGCTAGTTACATCATCCTCACCCATTCTGGAAATCCAGAGTTTGTATTCATTGGAGTCTGACAGAACTACCAGACAGTATTCTCTGTTTTCAGTAACATAAACTGGTGATTGGAAAGTGAATCTGGTTGGAATAGTACCATTTTCGGACAAATTGATCTGAGAAGGAAGCAGTGTTGTATCGGAGAATGCGAGAACTTTGGTGGTTGGATAACCATTCGCCATCTCACGAACCTGAACCGAAACAGGAATTCTCTCATCACGAGTTCTGAAATACAACTCACATCCAGTTAGGAATGCACCACCCTTAGATTCGACCAGGAATGACTGGGCAAGAGGATCATACCAACCAGTGTCACGAACGCTTGTGCTTGTGGTGTTGACAATACGATCTTGGAATACCGTATCTCTAACAACATCAGCATTTCTAACGGCAAGAATTGTTTGCTGCTTAGTTTCAAGAACACCTGACGCAATATAGTTATGCTGAGCAGCAGAGTCAACTTCACCAGGAGTACGTGAATCTGAAGGTGATGTTGTAAGACGAATAACACGAGTACCTGTGGCAAATCTCAAATTGGTATTAATTGCTGGATTGGGGATCCAGATAATACCAGACATATTGCCATTAGTATCTGCGATCAAACGCTTGGGTTTTACAACAGCACGAGCACCAGAAGTTGCACCAACAAGAATTTCACCCTCAAGTGCGTTTCCATAATATGTGCCAGCAACTGTTTCTGACATAATCTTTGTATCGATATTCAGATACGGTGTCGTAGATGCATATGATGAGGGAAGATCTGATTTATCATATGGAGATAGATTGTCATCGAAACCATCATTGACATCTACAATACGAAGTCTACAACCTGATGTTTGACCAACAACAGTCTCACCAACAACAAAGGGAGTATCATTGGTTCTAATATCTTCTACTGTATTCTTAATTACTTCCAAAAGTTTTGGTGTAGTGTAGAAGTTGATGTCTACGTTATCGATAAATGCATAGAATCTTGTGTTGGGTTTCAGACGTTGTACTCTGAACGCAATATTTCTAGATCTGATGAACGGAATAATAGTACGTTCAATGGTTCTATCACCAAGTGATTGGCGATCAACTCTAGGAACAACACGAGTTCTCAAACCACTACGGCTTTGTGAAGATGTGGTTGATGTTGTAGTTGTGGTAATTCGACGAATACCAGGACCACGAAGGAACTGAGTGTTAGAAGATGTTGATGATGCAGCCCAGTTTGTTCTCCAAGAATTCCATTGAGTAGGAGCAAACCCAGTATTCCAGTCAGCACCCAATCTCAGCAGGGTTGAGTTAAAATCACCTTCGATGTTTACAACTTGATCTGGCGATCTACGTGAATCCACCCAGTCATCTGAAGACGGGTATAGATCAAGACGACCAATATATGCAAATACGTTGAACGGGTTAACATTCTCTACACGAGATGCATACGGTTGTATAATGAATTTGACTTCATTGTATGGCAGTGTGATGACACCCGATTCGTGAACTGTGATATTAGATGAATTGTTTTCGGAGAATTGTAAAGATACGTTAGTAGTGTAGTGTGATGGACGAAGATTGCCTTCTTTAAAATCAATAGAACAAGCAAAATCTTCGTGTGTTGTAGCCGCAGAATCGAAAGATGTGAAGTTATCGACCAAGAATCCATTCTTGAACTTATCGAAACCATCGGCATCTTTGATCGGTAGTGATGATGTTTCGAGTTCGAGAAGGTTCAGTGAAGTGTAATATTCCAAAATGTCAACACGTTTTTCAATTGCACCAATATCACGCATCGTAAATCTTCTATTGTTCTCACGAACAATTCTCACATCTTTATATGAGTATCCATAAGGTTTATGGAACATAGTTGCCAGCAGCATTGCATTATCGATGTTTGCTGGAATTTCAGATTGTTCTCCAGGAATACCCTTGATAATCTTAAACTTGGATTGATCCGTGAGGAAGAGTTTATCAACTCTACCAAGATAAAAATCGTAATCGCATCTAAAATCCGATTCTGGTTTGGGAATGTCGATCACAGTAGCATTGTTTGAAACACCACCAGAAGTGAAACTACGATCCTTGAAATCGAGGGATGCGCAATTAACAAAATAGGGGGATCCTACCGTACCAGAACCAGAAAGAACGGGAGTTACTCCAGGTCTAAAATCTAGAACATCTCTAAGCTGTTTTGTTACGTTGTTCTCTGTGAATGACGGAATATCGTCGTAATCGATACCAACGTATGATTCTGAAGCAAAATAGTCACCAGTTGCTTCGTGAACAAATCTATCAAAAACAATTTTTAGTTTACGAAGTGGTTTTGTAAAACTTGCATAACGAACAAGTTTAGAGATGTCATAGTAGTGTCCTTTCTGGTTTGTATCCAAGAAGAACGAATCGGTAACATTTTTGCTTCCGTTATTGATGGAATTATCCGCATCATTGATGATACCAGTAATTACCTGATCATTTGCATCGAAACCACGAAGAGTTTCTCCAAGAATAAAGAACGCATCGTTCTCATATACGAAATGGCAAACATACGAGACTGGGTTAAAGTTTACAACTCTTGCTTTTGCCTTGGAGGTCAGTCCTTCAATGATAGTACCTTTCTTGAAGATGGTCGCATCTTGCATAATGCAATAAGGTATCACTGCGGAACTGTCATCTGTAGATTCGTATACCGCGTGAATCTTGTATACATCAGATGAACCCATCGAAATTTCGTCATCTTCGATACGAGTTCCATACAAAGAACCATATGAAAGACCATACTTGGGAGCATCTGAAGAAATTGAAGTTCTTTCGACCTTCAATACTTCCATCACAGTAGCATTCTTCAGTTTCTTTTCTGCTTGGTTTTTGGAGACTGACGCAATTAATCGAACTGAAGTAACTCCAGCAAGATTTGAAACTGTTAAGGAAGTTCTGGGAGTACCAGTTGTATTAAATGTCAGATTCGGTTCGATATCAAGAACAGTGCCAGCTGTGGGTGCTAGTGACACCAAGCAATAATGATCATCATCATATGCCAAGAATTGCTCATCTGCAGGCAATGAAATTGTAAAGTCGTTCGCACCAGTAACAGTAATATCATCAAAAGAACGTGCAACAATCACAGATTCGTCAGAAATCTGGTTGATGGATTCTTTAGGCATTTCGATCAAAAGATCGGCAGTCTCTTTATCATAAACTTGTGCTCTAAGACGAACGAGGAATGCATAATCACCATTAGACATTCCAGAAGATACGCCGTTTGCGACAGTTGCACTTGTTACAGCTCCAGTAATTGTTCCACCAGGAGTTGTGATTCTATTGATCGTGTATGTGTCAGTACCATCACTCGTGAGAATATCGCCAGGACGAAGATCCAAGGTGAAGTTCGATTTGGTTCCTGTCAGGGTTCCACTATTAACATTGAAGTTTGTGCCGATAATTACACGTTCGCTATCAAGAATAAGATCTCCAGCAAAAATGATACTATTGGTATCTGGATCTCTACCAGTTACACCTTTAGCATCAGTCAACTGCCAAGTAAAATAGTTATCAAGAGTACCAATCTCTACACCATCTCTTTCAATAACTTCGCCAGTACGGAATGTGCCGTAAACTTGATAGACTGTAAACGTCGATGCGTTTGAAATATCTGATGAAATAAATGCCTTTGCTCTGGAGGTTCTTCCACGAATAACCGTGCCTTGCCCAGCACTGACTGATGTATCCATCTCAAACAGTGTCAGTGGTTGAATATCGAAAAGATAGGTTTTCCACTGAGTAGCTGCTGATGTTACGACTGATCCACTGTGATGCTCATATGCCGCACATCTTGCATAAGCAATAACCTGACCAGATGCGGTAAGCACCCCATTCGGTTTTACATCACGAAATTCTAAAACTTGGTAGTTGGAGTTAATACCATTACCATTAACAATTGGTGAACCCTTGACGTTATTCATCAGCATATAATTGCCGAGTTCAAACGGAATAATTGAGTTCTGAAGTGCCTTAGTTGTTCTTGGTTTATCTAAATCAAGGAACGTTGGTGTAAGCGTTTCGATTTCATATCCTCTAACATATGCCTTACCAGGAGAAATTTCCGTAGCATAATATGAAGATGCCGAGATTACACCTTCTCTAGATTTCTCTCCAGGAAGATACACACCACCATTAGATCCATCATTCTGGTGCTCTCTTACACGAATATCGAAGTCTCTAACAGTATAGTCACCAGACTCATCGTATGTACGACGAGCAAGTTCTTTAGCAAGTTCGTTATATACAGTTCTATCTACAAAATTCTCTACTTGAGATTGATTGATTCTCAGCAGTTCGATGAAGTTCTTATCGGTATCATCATCGATTACTTTCTTTGTCAGTTGACAACGAATTCTAAATCTGTGTGCACCAGGAGCAGAATAGTTTGATGTACCTGTTGCATTATCATTCAGCCCTGGGTCATCTTCTGGGGTAACAATAGATTCAAAAATTTCCAGACCAATTCTATATGAAGGATTATTTGAATACTGATCAAGGATAATGGTTTGCTCTTCTACATCGACGAAATAACCACGAATAAAGTATACGCCATTAGCAACTGTGGCTGTGGAACCAATTGCAGTTGCGGATGTGGGAAGAAGTTGAGCAAAAGGTGTACCGATTTCGACCAGTGTGCTACCAAAGGTCAGTTCTCTGTCACAAACCAATTGTTCATTTGGAACAAATTCATTAGTATCACTGTCTTCTCCACCAGAAGTGATGTACTTGAGATACATCGTAATGTATCCACGCTCAGATTCTGCAGAAGAAATTGAGAACAAAACCTTTGCTTGAATACCAGTTGTTAGACCAGTAATCAAAGCACCAGTTAACTGCTCACGATAGAGTTCTACGTTTGTACCGAGAAAACTCTCTTGTAGAATAATTGCCTTAGCATCTAAATCGTAACCAACCTGTCCAGGGATGACCATTGCGCCATCCTTAAACATATGAGATCCCATAGACTCCAATTGGTTTTGGAGAAGGGACTGCATTGTAGTAAGTTCTCTCGCCTGAATAGGATACCCAGGACGATAAAGAACCTTGTAGAAGTTATTATCCTTATTGAAATCGTCAAAATAAGGAGAAATATTCAGGTTGGTATTCTGGGGCATTTTTAGAACTCTACTACGATCTTAATGTCTTCAATTTGGTCGCCAGCACGGGAGATCGCTCTCCTATTATCTATGTAGATAACTTTACCAGAGTCCTTTTTCACTTCTGGTTTGGCGTAACCTGAAGTGAATGACATACCAAGATCGTACTCTGTGTTGTTAATAACACGAGTAGCTTCACCAGGAACAACAGGGAAGTTGATATCGGGATCTACTGAAGTACCAGATCCAGAACCAACAATTGTATTACCACCAGAGAATTCAACTTTGTTGCCCGTAATCTCTGGGAAAATACCATCAATTCTATTTTGATAGTATTTCAAAACTTTAGTTACAGAATTCCAAGAAACTACTCGTCCACGAGCAGTTACCTGTTGACCACCAACAGTTCTAGTTTGGGTGATGATTTCGTCAGTGTTAAACGAACCTGTGAAATCAGGGGGGAAAATTACAGCATTAGATGCAGAAATAGTAATCGCATCTGCAAGTTCTTCCGTACCAAACTTAAGGGGATTCAGCACCAGACCAATACGACGATAGTCGTTATCGGTTGGGAAGTCTCCAGAACCTTCAGAATATGTAAACTTGGTATTAATCATTACACGGAAACCACCAAGTTCAATTTGGGGGGTTGATCCGTGACCACCTTTAGGGGGAATGATTACGTCAATAGCACCACCAGTACCTGTACCAGCACCGATACCATTGACTTCATCGATAATCACTTTACCGAAGGAGTAGTTGGAACCACCAGAAGTCACAGTAGCAGAAACGATCTTACCACCATCAACCACGATGGAGATACGACCGCCAGTACCATCACCTTTAACGGAAACGTTTTCATAAGTTCCGTTGTTATAACCAGAACCAGAAGACTGGATAACTACGGTATCAATCTCACCGCCAACAGCATCAGACTGAACAGCGGTATCGATCAGAACGGGCATATAGTCTGCCGAGAAGAACTTCAACACCTGACCCACAGGGATGGTGTACATATACTTCCAACGATAACCATCAGCAGTTGTGATGATCGATGTTGAAGTACCTGTAGGTTCGATGGTTGAAGGTTTACCGTTGGGATCGGAAGGTGAAGTGCCGTTGTAGATGCACTTATAAACTTGGTATGATGAATTCACCACATAGAAGTCTGCATCATACAGTTTAGTAGCACCAGAAGATGCGGTCTTGGAAGATGAGTAATCGTGACGATACATATCGTACACATAACCCAAACCACCTGTAGTTTGCTCAGGAGGAATCCAATCAATGCGACGAATAACTTGAACAGCGTCATTCGCAAGAATGCGCTTCATTGAAATCATATCGTCGTAAGCATCCGAAAAATCTTGAAATGAATCAATCGGAGTTGGGGGATTATTTTCATTATCCCATTCTTGCGGTCTACCAATGAACACATACAAGCGATCACGATTTGCGCCTGCAGAAATATCACTCTCGGTCTTGTCTGGACCTTCAAGTGACTTGATAAACTTTTCCGCTGTAAAAATTCTGAATTGGTCTGTAAGTAGTGCCATTGGACAGTTTCTACCTTCCTTTTATTTATACTAGGTTTAGTCGGGCTCGTTTCTGATAAAAGATGGATAATCAATCCTCAAAATTCTGCCCTCAGCTCCTGTGCCAACGCCAAGGATATTTTCGTTTTTGTTCCAAAGGTAATTACCCGCGTTTGGAGTGGGGTCATTACACACAAGAACTTTTGTAACTGGATCCCAAGATACAACAACTGCTTCAACCAAACTAACGGTTCCTCTTACAGTTTCTCCAATACTAAAGTTGTAATTATTCAGCATTGTTCTGAATGTAAATTGGAGTGTTGCTGCGTGGTATTCACCATCACCAAGAGCACCAGCAATGGATACTGTTGGTGATTTTGTTGGGATTGATGCATCAGACATCTGATCACCAATTTGGAATAGCGTAGTATTTTGACCACCAAGGGTTTCTTCAATACCATATAGTGATGATGCAATACCACCATCAAGGTTAATTTCACCTTCGTAATCTGTATTGGTATTAATCAGATCAGGAATACCATCACCATCACCCTGAAGTTCATCATCATCTTCAAATGCCTTATCCTGTATCAACTGAATTGGGTATGTCAATTGATAGATTCTTGATCCCACCTTATCGATGAGAGTGTGGGGTTCTACACCAGTTGCAGTTGAACTTGAAATACCACCACTGAAGTCAATTACCTGAGTAGTAACATTTGAGTTACCACCATCAATAAATGCCAGTTCATCAACTTCAAATGTTAAATAAAGTCCTCGTTCTTCTGGTCTCCAATCGTAGACACGAGCAATTTTGCTGCCTGAACTTTCATTAGTTCTAACGACACGATCGCCAACGTTGAAGACATATTCCGAAAGTCCTGTTACGGGATTATCCGCCAAAGAATCCAGAATAACTTTTTGGTCATATCTGAAGTTGATTCCTCGATCGCAACCAGTAAAGGATGTACCTGTTTTACCAGTATACCGAATGACTTCTCTTCCGATTAGAATTTTTCCAGATCCAGGATACGGATCCGTTGTCTCAACATATATTGTTTGATCTGAAATATCAACATCTTTAAGAAGACCTGTTACATCATAAACAAACGAGTTAAACGCTTGCCTATTTCTGTTCTTTTTGATGAGGTCGGTATTTCTGGTGAAAATAACTTGTGGAGCAGTTGAATATCCACCACCAGGATCCAATATGTCAATGGATGTGATAGAACCAAGAACGACATTTGCGACAGCTCTTGCACCACCACCACCACCGCCATTAAGTAGAACTACTGGAGGCGACTCAAAAAATTCACCTTGATTTGTGATATTTACATTTTTGATGATACCAAACGGATCAACATCTGCGACTCCAGATGCTCCCTGTCCACCGCCACCAGCGATAACAATATTAATATCGCCAGTTTCATAGTTTGATCCAGGTGCTTCCAGTGAAAGACCCGTAACTAAACCATTAACTGCACGAAGTTCTGCACCAGATCCACCACCACCTTTAATTACAACAGAGGTTGGATCTTTGAAATAATTGTCACCATTAGACAACATTTGAACATATTGAATTGCTCCTGCAGGAACTAGAAGATCGCCTTCAATAGAAAACTGATCTTCCTCCCAAAGAACGGGTTTTGCTTTAGCTCCATAACCAAAACCTTCTGTTTGGATTTCAATCCTTACTGGATCATATCCTTCACCAGGATCTAATACTTTTACAGCAGCAATTCTTCCATTCTGAATGATTGGTTCTAAAACCGCTTCTCTTAATGGTGTACCACAATTGCCAATTCTTAATCTTGGTGGATCAAATTCGGAATAATCAGATCCACCATCAATCACATAAACATCCCTAACCCCGTATGTACTATTAAATACGGGTTCGATTACTGCGCCACTTCCAGGTACTGTTCTTGCCATTTATCAACGAATCGTAAAAGTGCCATTCATTGCAGCGTGAATAGTGCACTGGTAATACAGAGTGTCGGGCGCATCGTGGGGAACGGTGAAGTGCTGAGCACCAAACTCACCGCCAGTCGGGGGAGTTATACCAGTTGTATATCTTGTACCAGCCAAACCAGCGGTTGATTGAATCCTAAACGGATGTGCACCACCAGCAAGGTTGATAAAGATGTATGTAAACCCTCTGTAAAGGACCAGAGAGGGGTTCTGAGCGCCCTCTGCAGGTAGACCAGGACCATACATCAGATATGCGTTAGAACCGACAGGAGTCATCCTGTAGAACAATGCGGGGGATGGAGCGTAAGTAGATACGCCATTCTGACCCTTGATGACTGTTGATCCCTCAGGTGCGTTGCTCTGCTCTCTACGGAAACCGCCATCAGCATCTTCAAACTCACCACCTTCAACGGCAACTTGAAGATTACCTTCAGCGTCGATCTTCAGTTTGTGACCACCACCAAAAGTCAGATCATCTGCTTGAATCTGAACGCTACCAGTTTCATCCTCAGAAAGAACTCTATTGTGTGAAGTAATTTCCAGAGGAAGATTTACATTAAGTTCTGGTGATTGGTCGCCAGGACCAACAGCATTAAATACTGCATAACCACGAGCAGGACCAGTCTCTTCAGTAAAGCTAACAAAATCCAAGTGAATCAGAATGCCACCGACATCACGGACATCAACTCTCGTTCCAGGTTTCATAGAACCGAAACGACTGTGGAATTTCTCTTTTTCGAGAGCATTCTCTGTAGAAAGTTTTGATTCAACTATACGCTGAGATCCAGTGTTAATCGACTGGACAAGGTGAAGATTTCTCTTTTTATGGACGAGTTCTTGAGTATTTTCGTCAGTAGAAAGTCCAGTATCATCCAACCAAATTGTGGCGGTTGAGAGATACAGATCGCGGAACTTCAGTGAAGGCGAACCCAGATCATATGTAACATCGCTATTGGGGAGAATATCTGCACTAACAACAAGGTCCCCGTTACCATTGTTTGAAATGTTGCTGAGACCGCTACCAGATCCAGTGCTTTGTAGATCATCCCCAGGTTGGAATTTGTTACTGGTAGTATTCCATTTCAGAACTTGACCATTAGTGATACCTGACAAATCAACATTAGTCAGATTTTCAATAGAAAGTTGACCTTCCGTGAAGGTAGTACCATCCCATTTTAGAACTTGATTTGTGGACGGCGAATTGATATTGATGCGAAGATTCGTATCATCACCAAGATAAGCATAAAGCTCATTGATGACGTTATTAATCTTAATGGCACCATCTCTTAGAGTATCACCTGTTCCATCGTTGGCTGATACACCTACATTTATGTTTTGCTTTGCCATAATCGGGGGACTTTTCTACAGGAGTATTTATGTCATATCGAAGTCAACCACAGTGTTGCTAAACCTAATGGATGTGGTTGTGAAGTTTGGATTGTTATTGTCTTTATCAAACGATACTGGAGTCATATCATATGAACCAGTAGCATCATCAAATTGTAAGATGCTGGCAAAATCGATACTTGATCCAATACCTGTGACCGATAAAATGGCAAGATTTGATGCCAATGGAGAATTTTGCGCTGGGTTTGTAGCGCCAATCGGACCCGTCAAAATGCATCTATAACGATAACCAGTCATATATGCCAAGGCATATACAGTCAGAACATTTGATGTTTGACCCTTAATATTTGCCCAAGAAAAACCACCATCGGTAGAAACTTGCCATTGGTAGTGAAGAATTCCATTACCAGGCTGCACATTTGCTAGAACTGTAAATGTTTGGTTTGTATTTACTTGAGTGCTTGCATTTGTCGGTTGCAGAGAAATTACAATTGACTGTGCACCAACAAAAACTGGTTGTTCTTCCTCAATAAGGGGAACAAATCCACTGTTGGGTGGAACTTGTAGGGTTTCTTTTGAGGTCAATCCGATCATAAATGGGAATGTTGGTTCTCCCTGAGGATCAGTTGTGACAAAATATGCCCAAGTGCCATTTGGAAATTCTGGTGTTACGCAGTATCTTCCATTATGTTCATCCAGAGTCTGACCGCCACCATAATATGCCCAGTCTTCGACAAAAACACCTGCAGGATATTCGGAATATGATGGTCTACCAGGAGATTCGGATGGTTTGGTTTGATAACCAGAAACCATTCTGACAACACTTGAATTATTATCTGTGGGATTTAAATATCCCCAAGGTCCATATACAGGATATCCATCAAAACAGAACCCTAAAATCTTAGAGTGTCCATCTGGATGTCTAATATTATCACCATTGTATTGCGATGATCCATAGTAATCATTGTAACCAGCCATAGACTGATTGCTATTCCAACATTCTATGAAGTCACTATCGTGATAATGGTACTGACCATTCTGCTCAGGATGACCACCACAACTATCTTCACCAAAACTAACAGCAGTATTGTTGCCTGCTGCCACATAGGAAAATCCTGGCGGCGGGTTACCGCCATTTCCAGCACTAGGATTAAAGAAGACGACACCGTTTGCAGCAATACCAATAGCACCCAAACCGACAGACCCAGGAGAATCTGTGTTTGTTCCGCCTCTGTAAGTGAAGGAATGGTCGAATGTGTAAGCAACAATGGTGTTAGGATTGTTGGCATTTGGAAAGACCCCAGGACGAACTGGGTATGGTAGTCCATCCCCAGTTACTGTTAAGGTGTTTGTTAGATTGTCGTAAGAACCTATAGCGGTCATTTGTTTTTTCTAATATTTATGGATCGTCAAAGACCTGAGTTGCGTTAAAGTCATCAATTACAGTTGCACCAATGTTAATCGTGAGGTCTGCAACTTCACTGAGTACAGGAACTGCCCCAGGAGAAGTAACGCCCACGCGATATTCATCCCTATCATATGCCTGTGTCACTTGAGGAGTTGCATATGTTGCATTAGTTGCTCCAGGAATATTTGTCCACAGATTTGTGCCATAATCCTTTCTCTGCCATTGGTATGCAATTTGACCAGGACCAACGTTGATGCTGTTACCCATAATTGTTCCACCGTTTGAAACGTAGAACAGAGTCTGAGGAGTACGCTCATCAGTCACAATTTCGACCAAGCGTTGTGTGGAGGTATTAAACCCAGCAACATACTCAGCGAAATCTGCTACAGCAACACCATCCAACTTATAAGTTACACCAGTTGTAAACTGGTATGCACCACCAGTCGCATCAAGTTCAGTAGCAATGTATAGAGCATCACCAACGTTTGTATTATCAGACTGATTGAATACATACGTTGCACCTCTCACGAAGTTCAGAATCGGAGATTCTGCTTCTTTGGTGAACTGACCACCCAAGAGTCTGTAACCATCTGTGGAACCTTGTTGGAAATATGGATGGAGAGCAGACTTAGCAGCAGTCTTTGTTGTATACACAACGGGTTCATCAATCACGAGGTTTACCAGAATACCAAATACTGCAGTCTGACCTTGATTGACCGTGATGCTTCTGGGTTGTTGAAGAATGACAATTCTGGTCTCGATGATTCCGCTAGCGGGATCAATGGGAACAAATCCAGGATCATAGATATCCAAACCACTATTAACTGCTGGACCAGTAGGTGCAAGGAAATCATCAGGAACAGTTGTTTCAACAACAACTGAAGGATATCTATAACCTTGACCAGCATTCTTCACGTCAACGCGAGCGAGACCAACCAGAGCTTTAATACGAGCACCGAAACCAGAAGAAGAAATAACATCAACTTGAGGTCTGTCAACGTAACCATCACCAGAATTAGTCAATACAGCAGAAACAACTCTTCCAGTCTCAATCTCAGCCAAGGCATCTGCGTTGCGACCCTTAACAGCACCCGAGTATTCAAATGTGATGAGTGAGTTGGATGATTCAATCAGTGCAACAGTTCTGTTATCTTCTTCACCATCAATGATCAGTTCATCACCAATTTCGATTGGGGGAACAACGGTTGCAGCAATAACGTCAACGTCAGAACCAATGTAGGAGAATGCAACAAAGGTTGAACCCGCACGAGGAATTTCGGAGAAAATGATTCTAGAACCAACAAGTTCAAAACCAATTCCAGGTTCCTGAATAACACCATTCAATTGACAAATGATATTGTTTTCGGGTCTGATTGTGTTGGATTGAACACCTTCGGTAAGGGTCAGGGAGTAGAACACGCCGTTCAGTTTCAGGTTGAAGGAATTCCTCAGCGAGTCGAAGTCGAAAGAAATATCATCCAACTGTCTCAGTTTACCCACATACACGCCGTGGAAAGTAGAACCAACTGCAGGTGCTTCGGTAAACTGGATAACGTCGGAGAATGATGTGAATGAATAATCCGCTCCAGGAGGTTGCAGAATCGCGTTCACGAAGATCATCATATGACCTGCGGGATCTGGGAAGTAGGGAGTACCATTACCAGTGGTAAGTTTGAATGATGTTTGAACACCATCAAAACCACGGAAGTAACGACGAACTCTACCTCTCAGAATTCTTGCTGCAGAGCAAGCACCTCGGAATCCAGCATTACCAATGAGTTGAGCATTCTTTTGGAATGTGCCAGAAGAATCTTCCAACCAAAGAGTCGCGGATAGACCCGATTGTACAATTTTTGCAATCTTACCATATGCACTTGTCTGAGTGATATCAACTGCTGCCACTTGGGTATATACAGATGGGAACAGAGATCCACTTGGAATCTTGCCGATAGTGTATGCAGAATTGCTAGCGATATCGGAAATTGTCAGACCTTCAGGAGTATTTGTTACGTTGCAAATATACAAATAGTTGTTATCTTCATCAAGTTCCGTAACAGTTACCGTCCAGTCAATAATGATACCACCATTAAGAACTTGGAGGATATCGCCAACCTCAAAAGTGTCGGTAACACCAGTATCGGTAACCAGCTGAGAGTATGTAAGTCGAGTGATCTCTCTAGCGTGGACATAATCACCAAATGAGGGAAGGCTGGTAAATGCTTCAATCTTAACAATCTGATCAGTGACAGAACCATAGATGACATCATTGGTCTTAAATTCACCAGTGATAGTCTCAATATCAAATGTAACGCGACCAGCTTGGTTATCAATAAGAGCACCATTATTGTTTCTTACAACGAGAGCGTTTGCTTTAGTGCCAGAATTCACGGAGTAAATCTTATCGGTTGACAAGAATTCACCCTGTTTAAAGTTGACCAGCATTCTATTGTTATAAGAAACAATGTCTGCAGTGGCACCACTGTCAATGCCTTCAAAAGTATTGCCTGCACTGAAGACTCCAGCAACAGACAGCAACTTAACATAAGTTGCATTATCGGTTGCAAGAATATAACCAGTATTTTGTGTTGCCCCTTGTACAACAACCTGCTCACCATTTACAAATTGGAGACCAATTGCTCCATCATATGAGAAGTTCTCCATTTCAAAATGCGTTACCACATAATGAATGTCTGCAAGGTTATCTTGAATTCTTACAACTTCTGCATATGCACCAGTTGTAACACCGTAGATAACGTCAGACAAAGTAATGCCAGCACTAATTGGGGGTTGAACTTCACGATTTCCATAGCTAACTTCAACACGTTCAATACCAGGATCAGTGGGAATTTGTAGTGTGTGAATCTCAGAAACATTGCCAGGGCTAATTTGGACAATGCCCTTATATGTTGGATCGGAATCTGGATACTCCATCAAATAGATGGCAGTTGCAGTTGTAAGAGGATGAATCCAATAGAATTTTTTATTGAGTCCAGGAATTGCAGTACCGAGAACTGTATATTCGACCTTATCGTATGCTTGGAATCTATGAGATGTTACATTAATTCTGCTGTTTGCAACTGCAACACCAGCGTCAAATGTCTTGGTGAGGTATGTTTGTGGATAAGAAGATCTCTCAATGGCAGTCAGCAGAAGATGGAACAGATAGTTCACCTTATTGGTAGCAGCTGTTGATAGTCTAATTTCACGATTAGTGTATGTGGATTCGTTGATGTACACACCAGGATTGGGAGCATCCTGCTGCAATACATCTATTACCATCTGCTTAATCGCATTGACGTGATATACAACGCGAGTTCTAAACTCATTTTGGAATGCGATGAAGACTCCATCTGCATTAAACCAGCCGTTCAGGAGATTAAGCGTTGCGGCATTACCATTTGTGATGAGATCATACTGAAGTGCCTTTACAATGTCATCGGACAGTGTATCTGGAATTGAATATGCACTGTATTGACCAGTGGTTTTGTAATACGCTTCATTCCTAATATACTGATCGTTATACAGAAGCATACGAGCAGCATCCTGATACATCGCAGGTGCACCACCAAGAGTATCGGTGATGATACCAAACAGAGTATGCATTGCTGATCTAACGTCATAGCATACGCCAGCAGAATACTCAGTGTTTGTTTGAACTGGTTCTGTTCTTGTAACGTTAACAAGGTAGTTACCGTTACCTTGAGCAGCAGTATCTACAGTGTCAATAACGATATCCCACAGGGTATTAATAGCAGAAACTTGACTCTGGCAACCACCAGCGTCATATGTGATTGTGATGTCTCTACGGATTTCACGTTCGCCAGTCAACGGCCATTCTTCGGGCAGAGTTCTTGTAATGCCATTCAGGTAACCTTGGGGATTCCCAGTATTGTTGAACAAATCAATTACAATGCTCATCAGTGTGGAGACTGCTGCAGATGCGGCTTGGCACTTAGGATTGGCAGTATCTACTGTAATTGTATTGTCATAAACTGCCGAACCTTGAGTGTAACCATTAGTAGTTACAGTGTCGTGACGAAGAACTTCAATTGCAATATCTCGTGCCTGCTCATATGCATACTTAGTTTCTGCTGCCTGAGAAGTAACGTGTTGAATTGCATTCGCATTCGTGATGTAGAACTCGGTTGCATACCAGACTCTGTTGTTTCCACCGTGTCTCAGGTTGAAAATCAACTCCTCAAGATAATCTTTGATATCATCAATACAGTTTGACGGACCACCAGGAATGTTAAGTGAAGGATACTGGGAAACAGTACGTCCAACCGCAGTAGATGCAATAAACGCCAAGTTAGCTTCTATTTCATTTGCTGCATCATAATAAGTGTCGTCTGATGCATTATTATAATAATCATCTCTAGGAATAGGTACACCCAGTCCAGTTGTGGAAGCATCCTCATAAGGGACGAAACCAAGTCTATTCTGCATAGCAAGGATAGTCATATCTCTTGCCAGTTTGAATGTGTAGAGGGTTTCCTCCGACTGGTTTTCGATATGCTGTAGACCAAAATCGGAATTCAGGTACAGACCAGCGGCATCATATGTCTTGGAGTTACCACCAAAACGAAGGTCGTGAACAATCTGATCGAGGATTGCGACAATATCATCCTCACAATTAACCTTACCGCCAGGAACCTTAAAGTTATCTGCTTCAAATGCACTCAGTTTAGTCATCAAATCGACCGCTTCTTCAGCAATCGTGCGTGCATTTGCTTCAATCAGATTGGCAGCATCGAAAATTCTATTATCAACCTGATACGCTTGAGGATCGACGGTAATTGTGTCGTCTCTATAAACATCCAACTCGGACCAAATTGCCTGATAATAGTTACTAAAATCGAGTGCCACATCTGCGGGATTTTCGTTGTAACCAATCAGTAGGTTACTAATTGCTTTTCCGCAAAGATATTTTGCATACTCAATAGCATCAATCATTGCAAGAAGTTCATTCTCAACAAAGTTGATGTTTGTTTGACCATCAATATAGTAATCAAGAGCAGCATTGACTTGGTTGTTGCCACCAGTCATCAAATCTCCAACAATTGCTGGGAGAATATAATCTCTCAGGTCACGGACGCATTTTGCTCTACCGCCAGGAATCTGTAGTTTATTTTGGATTGCAAATCCAACATTAACTTGATACTTATTCTCGATGTAATAAACTGCTTCATCTGCAATGAACTTTCTGTTGAAGTAAATCAGGTCAGCAGCATCATAGAATCTGTTGCCAGAAGGTGAAATGATACTGAGGAGAAGTTCAGTGAGTTCAGTGATCTTATCTTGAATTGCCTGTGCAGCAGGTGCAGTGAAGTAGTTGGGTACACGAATTTGATCTGTATGAGTACCAGTGAGATCTGTTTCATCCAGAGTGATTACATCAATACAAAGTTTACCGACTTCATTCCAGGTATAAGTTGACTGGAGAAGTTCGCCAGCAATATGCTTCAGTGCGCCAGATGATTCCAGATATGCTCTACCAACAACTGTTGTGTTGTAGTTTCCACCATCAATCAAATCTTGAATGATTGCTGGGATGATATATGACTTTGTATCACGAAGGCAGATATTTGTACCAAAATAAGAACCTGCCCCATCACCAGGCATCACAAAATCTGGGTAACGATCTTTCAGGCGACCAACTGCTTCTTCGGCAATCCAATCAATGTTGTTTCTGATAACCTCTGCCGATTTTCTGTAATCTTCACGAGCAAGATCAACAACCTCTGCTGTAAGTTCTTGCCTCCAGAGTTCCACCTCATCAACAACTGTTTCTGATATTGTTGTGGCAACATAATTTGCATAGATTGCTCCCTGTTCAATTGGGAAGGGACTATCACCAAGAATTACGAACTTATCATAAATTGATGAAGTGTAAGAAAGTGGGGGAGTAAACGCACCAGAATATGAAGCGATTCCAGAGCGAATGATCAAACTATCAATGTGACCTGTATAAACCTCACCATTTGTATATGAAGCACCAATCTTAATTGCTCTATCGGAATAGTCATTTGTGTCATTATAATCTGAACCAACTTGAGCACCATTAACAAAGAGTTTTGTTGTTCCCGATGTTCTGGAAACAGCAATGTGATACCAAGTATTTGCAGTTGTAATTGCACTGGTAGCAATAATAACGTCAGCAGCGCCAACTCCAAAACGAAGCGAAGTGCCACTCATAAATACGCTAATTGCAGTATCTGAACCACTAGCACGGAGGTCGATTATTCTCTGAACACCAGTTACCACAGAAGGACGAATCCAAGCCTCTACGGTGTAATCACCAGTACCAAAATCAAATCTCCCATCTGAAGGGAAATCAATTCTTGATGCAGATCCAGTGAAATATATTGAACCAGTATTGGTTTTATATGTCAGTGAATCTGTACTTGCATTTGCAATTGTCAGTTTGGAGTTAGTGATGTATTCATCAGGAATTAATGTACCAGTTACATCTGTGGAGTAAATCCACTTGTTGCCAGCGTTTGAACCAATAACATCGAATGTTGCTCCAGAAGTAATTGCCTTAACGACATTACCAAAGGAGAAGAAACCACCAGAAGACTTGTTGCTGTATGCGTGTTTGGTGCAACGAATTGTTTCACCATCTTCAAATGCATACGGAGGTTCAACGCGAGTGAGATTTGAAATTGACCACTGATAAGTAGTTGGATCTGCACCAGTTGGATCTTCAAGAGTATCGGTGATGATACGGATGAAGTTGGTGATTGCAGATGTTTGGGAGATGCAAGAATCGGTATAACCAGCACGAGCAGTTGACGGTGCAGTTTCGGTATATGCTGCTGTAAATGCCGCCAGAGTACCAGGAACTGCAGTTGTGCCAATCGAAGTGATTAGCATACTGAAGAGAGATGTGATAGCAGATGCTACATCTTGGCAGGTAGGATTGCTAGGATCGACGGTAATT